TATCAAACCGGATGCTATTGCAAAGCGTTATGAGCAGCTTTATACAACCGTAGGGGCTGACTTCGCCCGTGACCAGTATAACAGGCTCAAAGGGGTCGATCCTGACCTGTTGACCAAAGAGGAAGATACCTGGTACAACTACCTGAGGCACTATGTAAAAAATCGCCTTTGGAAACGTATTGAAGCGGTTAACCAGACTTCAATAAGCACGGCGGGAAGAATTATCAACGGAGTATTGGAGCAGTCAGTTACCGAGGGGTTAGGTGCTTATGAGACAGCGACAAGGATAAAAAAGGGACTTATCGAGGAAGGTATCAAATACAACCAATGGCGAGCTTTAAGGATTGCCCGGACAGAGATTATGACAGCATCTAATATTGGAAGTATGGAAGGGGCAAGAGCAACAGGTGAGGCATTGCAGAAATATTGGATCAGTACCTATGACAACCGCACCCGTGACACCCACAGGGGTATTGAAGTGCAGAACCCAAAGATGATGAATGAGACTTTTCAGGTAGGGGCTTATCAGATGCAACATCCCGGAGATCCGGCAGGGGGAGCAGAGGAAGTGATAAACTGCCGGTGTGCGATAGCCTATAATGTAATTGGATGGTAAAGAAATAAAGATATGGAAAATTATTATCTGACAAAGAATGTACTGGACGGGGCGATTAAGGATGTTGACGTTCAGACCGGGATCATAACCGGCTATTTCTCAGTCTTTGGGAATCTGGACAGCGATGGTGACATAGTTCTGCCGGGTGCGTTCAAGAAGACTATACGGGAGAACGGGCCGGACAGCTCGAAGCCCCGCATCCTTCACCTGTATATGCACGATCCCTCAAAGATACTGTCAAAGCCTCATGTCCTGAAAGAGGACAAGCACGGGTTGTATTTTGAAAGTAAGATTTCAGAAACCTCACTCGGCAAGGACGTTCTTCAGCTTTACCGGGATAAGGTATTGACAGAACACTCAATCGGCTATCAGATAGTCAAAAGGGAAGTGGATGAAAGCGGAAAAGAGAGGATTCAGAAGCTTGTCGAGCTGAAGCTATGGGAAGGGTCAACAGTAGGCTGGGGTGCCAACATGGAAGCTCTTGTTAGTACTGTCAAGACTGAAGGAAGCAAGGGAAAGGCATTTAATAACATAATTGAAAAGATCAAAGCCCTCGAATCGGCTGTTAAGGGTACATATACCGACGACACCGCACGGGAGCTTGAGATACAACTGAACCAACTGAAGCAATTAGTCATTAATTCACTCACAGAGGAGCCGGTTTCTTCCACTCCTGAGCCGATCGACGGTAAGTTGCTTGGAGAAATTCTAAAATCAAAAATTAAATTCTAATGGAAGAACTGGAAAAATTCAAAAAGGAACTTGACGATCTCGGATCGCAGATCGACAAGAAGCTGGAAGACCACTCTAAGAAGTGGGGAGAGTACAGCAAAGAGGTGAAGGATGCTGTCATGAAGGAGTTAAAGCCTGACATGGACAAATACAATGCAATGGCTGACAAATTCCTGAAGATACAGGAACAGCTTGATAATATTGACACGAAAATACAGAGATTGCCTTTCGGCTCGAAAGAAGCCAAGAAGGGATTCGCTGAAAGTGTCAAAGAAGTACTCCTTCACTTGAAAGAAAAGGGTAACGGCTCTATCAAGAGTTATCTGGCCGAGAAAGGCCGTACCGGGGAGATCGAACTGAAGATTGACGACATGACGCAGGCAAACTCTTTCGAGAACACTGCTGTCGTGCAGGCACAGCACGTGCCAGGTATCAAGTTTGATCCGGACACTACTTTCAGGGTAAGGGATCTGATCGCCCCCGGAACGACTAACTCCAACAGTATTGAGTATGTTGTGGAAGAAGCTTACACCGATTCTACTGATGTAACCGCAGAGGGTTCCGAGTACAAGCAGAGCGATTTTGACCTGAAACTTAAGACTGCCACTGTCCGCAAAATCACTGCTTACATAATCGTAAGTGAGGAAATGCTTGAAGATGTGGAAGGGCTTAACAGCTACATCTCACTGAGGCTTCCGAGCAAGTTGAAACTGAAAGAGAACTATCAGCTTCTGTACGGTGACGGCACCGGAATTAACTTGTCGGGACTTATCGAGAATGCGACTGCTTATGTTGATGAGCTGGCTGATAGTGACATCTCTGAGATTGACGTTCTTGTGTCTGCGATGAAGCAGGTAAGGACTTCAGAGTACAACCCGACATTTGCCCTCATTCATCCTACGGATGCGCTTAAAATAAAACTCACAAAAGATGACAACGGCAATTACATCCAGCCTTGGATATTTATGGGCAACGGTGACATTACCCTTGACGGTGTGAGAATAATTGTTTCTTCAGCCATCACTTCCGGTGACTTCCTTGTCGGTGATGGTGGTGCTGCTCAGGTCTTTGACCGCAGGCAGATGACACTTGAGATGACAAATACCAATGAGGACAACTTCATAAAAGGTATGGTTACTGTCAGGATCAGCGAAAGACTTACTGTGGCTGTTTATCGTCCGAAAGGATTCATCTACGGGACATTCGCTGCTGCTCTGGCTAACGGATCAGCATAACATTATAGGGGGGTGAGCTTCCCCCCTTTATTTTCTTTCTTATGATTGATTTTAATGTGTGTGTAATCGGATTGAAAGCTCGTAAAGACAGATGGGCAAGATGCAAAGAGATATTGCAGGGAAAAGTTGAAAGGGTTACACATTACACGACGGCACAGAACCACGAAGACAGCTATAAAGGTTATATGACCGATTGGCTGAAGATGTTGAAAATGTTTCAGGGCGAACCCCTGATGTTCTTTGAAGATGATTTTGAGTTTACGGATGAATTTGACGAGGTGTTTCCGAAAGCAGTAGCGGAGTTACCGCAGACGTATGATATGCTCTATTTAGGGGCTAATCTTCAGGCTCCTGTCAAGAAGTACAGTGAACACCTTGTCAGGGTTAACGGGGCATGGCTGATGCACGCCACGTTACTGAGTGCTAAGTTCATTGATTTTATTATTGAGAACTACCCTAATTCGAATATAAGGATAGCGGACGAATGGTACCGCAGGATCGCACCTCACCGGGAGTTTTATATGACGATGCCGATTATAAGCTATCAAAGAAAAGATTACAGTGATTTTGTTGGACGATACGTTTACTACGACATTTTTTCAAATAAATATTATAAAAGAGCTTATGAAAGTTTTGAATTTAATACACGCTTACCCTCCGCTCCACCATGCGGGGGCTGAATGGATGGTACACGAGATGAATAAGTATCTCGTAGACCAGGGCCATAGCGTTGATGTTTTATTGCCAATTACCGGGATTAAAGATTATGAGTTTGAGGGTGTGAATGTAAAAGGCGACTTCTATCCCGGTAACAGGGAGTATATAAAGAATGCTGATATTATCATCTCGCACCTTGACCGTGCGGGGAAGGCTTTTAACCTTTGTGAACTTTATAAGAAGCCTTTCGTTTTTGTGGTTCACAACACGAACCCGATGAATATTCTAAAGTACAAACCGCAGGTCAGAAGATATGTGGTTTATAACAGCGAGTACACTAAGAAAGATATGAATTATCCCTGTCCGGGGGTGGTGGTTCATCCTCCGGTGGATGGCAAGCGGTATAAAGTAGGCAAGCGAGGCTCTAAGCTCACCCTTGTTAACCTCTTTCCCCGCAAAGGAACTGCGACTTTTCAGCAGATAGCGAGGTTGATGCCGGACAGGGATTTTCTTGGTGTGGAAGGGGGTTATGGCAAACAGGAGAAAGAAGCTATTAAGAATATCTCTTATATGGATAACACCCCGGACATGAAGAAAGTCTATTCACAGACAAGGATCTTATTGATGCCTTCACTATACGAAAGCTACGGAAGAACGGCTGTTGAGGCACTTGTTAGTGGTATTCCTGTTATCGCTGCCCCTACTCCCGGACTAAAGGAGAGCTTAGGTGAGGCGGGCATCTTCTGTAATGCGGATAAACCTGCAGAATGGGTCGAGGCTATCAAAAGGCTTGATGACCCGGAGGTTTACAAGGAGCAGAGCAAGAAATGTTCTGAGAGATTCAAAGAGATAGAGGCGGAGCGAGGCAAGGAACTGAGGGCGTTTGAAGATTTTCTATTTGACATTTATGAGCGTAAGATATGAAAAAAAGGACTAAGAGGGTAAAGCCGATTATCATTGATGAAATTGACAGCGAGAAATTTGATGTTAAGAAGTTTTTCGAGAAAAAGGTTTTCAAAAGGGGGGTTCCCGTTCCGGAAGGGCATATACGGGTTATTGTTATGAAAGACTGCGAGGGCATGACAGGGCATTACTACGAGGGCGATATTATTGACTTGCCGGAGCGGAGGTTCAAGTCATTGCGTTTGCGGGGGCTTGTTGATGAGTATAAAGGCGAAAGCGGAACAACAAGGGAAAGATGAGAAACTTACAGACACGGGTAATAACTGACATAGTTACCGAGCCAGTATCGGTAGCGGAGGCTAAACTTTACTGCAAAGTACAGGACATGGCTGACGATGCCCTCTTCCCCGTGCTTATCACTTCAGCCCGCAGGATGCTCGAGAAATACACTATGACATCCTTTGCCGAAAAGACGCTTCATGCTACTTGGGTAGAAGTACCGAGGACAAATTATGTTGAGCTTCCTTACGGGCCTGTTATCTCGATTGACCACATATACCGGATAGACCACGAGGGAAATGAGGAGGAGTTAGTACTTAACAGTGATTACTATGTCATGGGCGATCAGGATGCTATCATTAAGATAACTTCTTATTGGTCGTCTGGGATGGTATATGTTAACTCCATAAGGTGCGAGTACAAGGCCGGGTATGGTAATGCAGCTACGGAAACACTACCTCAGGAACTGAAGTTGGCTATTCTTAAACAGGTGGCTACTGACTATGAGCTGAGGGAAAACATCGTTCAGGGCATTACAACTGTTTTGAGTAACGAGAGTAAGATACTGGCTAACCCTTATCGTAAAAAGCTTTGGATATGATCGGAAAGCGCAGACATTATCTGACCGTTCAGGTGGCAACCCGGACAGATGACGGGCAGGGGGGGGGTGAAAACTCATGGACTGACACTTATTACGAGTGGGCATCAGCCAGGTTCCTGTCGGGTTCCCGGTCATTAGATAATGGAGGCGTTATCTATCGTAAAGCAGTGGAGTTTGAAATAAGAAAGAGGACGGATTATACTTTGAGTACCGCTCACCGGATAAAGTGGAATGATGAGTATTATACTATTCATTCTGTTCTGCCCTCAGAGAAACTTGATGATTTTAGGGTGTTATGTTATGTCTGATTTTAACAAGATAAGAGTTGAACTACCTTCTTCCGAGATTCAGAAGTTTCGGAGGTGGACAAGTAAACTGTCGGCTGAGAATACCGCACAGCTTAAAACTCTTATCGCTGCAAAATCATATACGATGCAAAAGGGCATTATGACTAACATAACCAATAAAGGGATAGTTAATTTTGGTTTTTTGCGGAGTTCTATCAGGGTTTCTTTTGCCAGTGATAGATTAGGAAGTACGATAGATATTAACCCGCAACAGAGAAAGACACCTTACGGAAGTTTGGTTGCTGCTGTTAACTATGCCCCTCATATAGAGTTTGGCACCCGTCCCCACGTCATACAGGTCAGACGGGCAAAAGTACTGGCAGGGTATTTACTAAAGCCGGGGGCTAAGAAATACGGATGGATGTATTTCGGCAAGAAAGTTAACCATCCAGGCACGAAGGCGAACCCGTTCTTTTATCCGGTTGCGAAAAGGGTTTATAAAGAATTATTGATTGAACTAAATAGAATGGGATTCAAATGAAAGATCCTTCAGAAAGCATAAGGCAGTGGCTATATGACATATTGAACCTCACAGTCCAGTAC